CGATAGATTTAATAATGATTTTGTATATTTACCTTGCAACTCTGATGTTGCTGGATTGATGGCAAGAACTTCCGAAAGATCATATCCTTGGTATTCGCCAGCTGGGTCTGCAAGAGGATCTCTCAATAATGTAGTTAAGTTAGCATATAACCCATCACAAGCACAAAGAGATGAGTTATATTCTAGAAGAATTAACCCAATTATTGCATCTCCAGGAGCAGGATTTATCTTATTTGGCGATAAGACCGCACTTTCTTATGCTTCTGCGTTTGACAGAATAAACGTTCGTCGTTTGTTCTTAACTATAGAAAAAGCAATTGAAGGCGCAGCAAGAGCACAATTATTTGAATTTAATGATTTAATCACTAGAACAAACTTTGTAAATATAGTAGAGCCATATCTTCGTGACATAAAAGCGAAGAGGGGTATTACCGAATTTGTAGTAGTTTGCGATGAAACTAATAATACTCCAGATGTAATTGATTCCAATCAATTAAGAGCGGACATCTTTATTAAACCTGCAAGATCAATTAACTTCATTGGATTAACTTTTGTTGCCACCAGAACTGGTGTTTCATTTGAAGAAGTTGTAGGTACAGTTTAATTAATTTAAAGGAGACTAACAACAATGGCACTAGATTCACCACAATATACAAATAGAACCATCAGTGACTTTAAGGGAAGATTAGTCGGTGGCGGCGCAAGACCTAACTTATTTGAATGTGTAATAAATTTTCCATCAGGTTTAACTGAAGTTACTACTGATGATGATTTTAGGTTTATGATTAAAACTGCATCATTACCAGCATCTAATATTAATGTTATTGATATTCCATTTAGAGGTAGAAATTTAAAGATTGCTGGAGATAGAACATTTGATCCTTGGACAATCACTGTTATTAATGACACCAACTTTAAGATTCGTAATGCATTTGAGAGATGGATGAATTACATTAACCGTCATGACGATAATGCTGGTGTTATTACACCAAATCTTTATCAGACTGAAATGTATGTTTATCAGTTGGGTAGAGGCAATTCAAACTCTTCTCCTGCTCCAGGAACAGCAGAAAAGATGCCAGTTCACAAGGCATATAAGTTTTTTGGTTGTTTTCCAACTGCTGTTAGTGCAATCGATCTTTCTTATGATATTCCAGATGCAATTGAAGAATTTACAGTTGATCTTCAAGTACAATGGTGGGATGCTTTAGATGAGTCTGGAAATACTATTTTAGGAACATCCGAGACTACCTAAATAGTAAAATAAACTTTACTATTAACTGATGGCTAAATTATTTGGTTTTAAATTTGATGAATCTGGGGAGAATCAATCCAAAAGTAGGATTGTCTCCCCAGTTCCTGCAAATGATGAAGATAAATCAGATTTCTATATCTCTAGTGGTTTTTATGGCCAGTATGTAGATATAGAGGGAGTATATAAATCAGAATTTGACCTCATTAGAAGATATCGTGAGATGTCTCTCCACCCAGAATGTGATAGTGCTATTGAAGATGTTGTAAATGAAGCTATTGTTTCTGATCTGAATGATTCTCCAGTTCAAATTGAATTGTCTAATTTGCCAGCATCAGATCGTCTAAAAGATGTAATTAGACAAGAATTTAATTATATTAAAGAAATGATGGATTTTGATAAAAAATGCCATGAAATTTTTAGAAATTGGTATATTGATGGTAGAATTTATTATCATAAAGTAATAGACTTAAAGAACCCGAGTGAGGGACTAAAAGAAGTACGATATATTGATCCTTTAAAAATTAAATATATACGAAAATTAAAAAAAGATAAAAATGAATCTTTAGAAAACTTATCTAGACAAATTGCCAATCGTAATGAATACGATAATTTCAAAACTCCAGAAATAGAAGAATATTATCTCTATGACCCTAATGTAGGAAGTACTCAAAATGCAACTTACAGAAATCTTGATGTTAATTCAGCAAAGATTTCTAAAGATGCAATTACGTATGTAACATCAGGATTAGTTGATAGAAATAAGCAGGTAATTTTATCTTATTTACATAAAGCAATTAAATCTCTCAATCAACTTCGTATGATTGAAGATTCTCTCGTTATCTATCGTTTATCTCGTGCTCCAGAACGTAGAATTTTCTATATTGATGTTGGAAATCTTCCCAAAATCAAAGCAGAGCAATATCTTCGTGATGTTATGAACCGCTATAGAAATAAGTTGGTTTATAATGCAGATACTGGAGAAATTCGTGATGATAGAAAATATATGGCGATGTTAGAGGATTTTTGGCTTCCTCGTCGTGAAGGTGGCAGAGGAACAGAAATTACCACTCTTCCTGGTGGACAAAATCTAGGAGAACTTTCTGATATTGAATATTTCCAGAAAAAACTATACAAATCACTAGGTGTACCATCAACAAGACTAGATTCTGGTGGTGGATTTAATTTGGGTCGTTCATCTGAAATATTAAGAGATGAACTTAAATTTACTCGTTTTGTTGGTCGTTTAAGAAAAAGATTTTCAAATATCTTTATTGATATGTTGAAAACTCAATTAATCTTAAAGAATATTGTAACTCCAGAAGATTGGAAGTTGCTTGAAGATCATATTCAATTTGATTATGTTTATGATAATCATTTTTCAGATCTCAAGAAAAATGAACTTCTCAATGATAAACTTGGTGTTGTTGCTGCAATGGATCCATATTTGGGTAGGTATTTCTCTGCAGAATATGTCAGAAGAAATGTTCTTGGACAGTCCGATACGGAGATGAAAGAAATTGACAAGCAAATGAAAAAAGAAATAGAAAAAGGCATTATTCCAGATCCCGCTATGATGAATGCTCCGCCACAAGAACAAATTGGTAGTGAAAATGCCCTTGGACAAATGCCACAAGAACCAGGTATGACCGATGGTTCTACTGGCACTGAACTTGGATCTGCTGGAGAAATATAAATACCTTAAGTTAACATTTTATTTTTATGGACAAACTACTGGATATGCTTGCAACCGATGGATCTGCTGCTGATATTTCTGATCAGATTAAACAAGCTTTATTTTCAAAATCATCAGAAAAAATAAATGAATTAAGACCCCATTTCGCTGCCTCAATGTTTAATTTAGATTCACAAGAAGAGGAATGATATGAAATCATTCAAGCAATTTATTTCCGAATCAATTAATATTGCTGGTGATTTCAATGGAAATTTGTACGTCAATGGTTCTGAAAATCAATCAGAACCTGTTGGTGAATCGTTTGTTGCTGATGTAATTTGGGAAGGAAAATTATATCGTCTCGAAGTAGAAGGTAAGATGATGTCAAAAAATGAACTTGCAGAAAATCTCCAGGGAGATTATCCAGGAGCAATAGTTCATAACATCTATCCCCAAACAACAAGTTCTTTAAAAATTAAAAGTTCGCAAAGATATCAACCAGAAAAACTAACTTGGACTGATTAATAATGGCACAGTGGAATAAAAATACTCAAGATTATTTAAATCAAGAGAGAAGTCTCTTTGAAGTTAATGGTATTGCAACAAAAGATGGGCAGATAGTTAGCACCACAAATCCATTTCCAGTAACAGGAAATATTGGAATTCAGAGTGGTTCAATTATAACCATCAATCCAGATACAACATCTCAAGATGCTTTTGGAAGACAAAGAATTGCTGAACCATTCACCCTCGGAGATTATAAGCACATTTATGGATTAAATGTTGATTTTATAGATTCTATTTCTGGTGCTGGTTCTACTGTAACATTTCAACCCAATGAGGCTTGTGCAAGATTAGTTACTGGCATAGGAAGCACAGCATATTCAGTTCATCAAACAAGAGCATATCATCATTATCAACCAGGAAAATCTCAATTGATTTTCACTTCTTTTAATTTTTACGCACCCCAACAGAATGCAACTAAAAGAACGGGTTATTTTGATGATAGGGACGGTATATTTTTAGAGCAAGTTGGTTTAAGCACATCTAATGGCATTAATGCTGAAATAGGAACTTATAATTGGGTAATTAGAAGTTATACAAGTGGTATTGCAACTGAAACAAGAATTCCACAGTCACAATGGAACAAAGATAAATGTGATGGAACTGGAACATCTGGTTTTAATCTAGATTTTACAAAAACTCAACTTGCATTTATTGATTTTCAGTGGTTGGGTGTGGGTAGAGTTCGTTGTGGATTCGCACATAATGGACAATTAATTGTTGCTCACGAATTTTTACACTCAAATAACTTAGATAAAGTTTATATCTCAAATCCAAATCTTCCAATTCGTTGTGAAGTGAGAAATACTGGTGTTGGTATTGGTGCTTCTTTCGACCAAATTTGTGGAACTGTTGCTAGTGAAGGTGGATATGCTGAGTCTGGAATTGATTTTTCTCATAGTATGGTTACTACTAGAAGCACTCCAACTCCAGCAGGAACTGAGTTTCCACTGATTGCGTTTAGACTTAAAAATACTTTTAATGGATTACCAAATAGAGTAAGTGTAAGACTTAATAATATTTCAATATATACGGAGACTAATAGTATATCTTTTAGAATTGTAAAACTTCCTTCAAATGCATATATTGGATTAACTACTCTAGGACAAGGAACTATTTGGACTTCTCAGGGAGTTAATAGTGCAGTTGAATATTGCACAAATGCTACCGTTTATGTTGATGGTGATGAATTTGTTTCTGGATTTGTTCCATCAGGAGCATCACAAAACTCATTATCTCCAGTATCACTAAGTGGTGTTACTGGTGCAAAGAAAAATATTATTAGACAAAATATTGATTCAAGTGATTCTGAAATTTATGCAGTTATTGTGAGAACTATAACTAACACAGGAAATGCATCAGCAAGTGTTGCAGCATCTATTCAATGGAGAGAAATTTATTAATAATAAATAACTAATAATGTCTTTATTATACAAATGCAAAGAACTAAAATAATTACAACTGAGATTGCAATGCCAACTACTGCTGGCACGGCATCAAGTATTAGTGAAGCTACTTGCGTAAGACTATATAACGGTTCTGGTGGTGCTGCAACTGTAAGTATTTCTACTTCTGTTGGTGCTGCATCAACTATATCATTTACAATGCCAAATGAAACTGTTGAATTCTTACAAAAACTTCCAACTGATGTAATTTTTGCATCTGCAGATACTGTTAAAGCATCAAAAGTAGGATTTACCAACTAAGAAAAATGAAACTCATCACAGAAGAAATAGAAAAGGTTAAAGTTATTACCGAAGAAAAAAACGGTAAAAAGTCTCTTTATATTGAAGGATGTTTTCTTCAAGCAGATATCCAAAATAGAAATAAAAGAGTCTATCCTATGTCAATTTTGGAGAGAGAAGTTAATAGATACAATGAAAACTTCATTCAAAAAGGACGTGCTCTCGGTGAACTTGGACACCCCGATGGTCCAACTTTAAACTTGGATAGAGTTTCTCATAAAATTGTTTCTTTAACTCGTGAAGGAAATAATTTTAAAGGAAAGGCTAAAATTCTTGAAACACCAATGGGAAAAATTGCATCTTCTTTACTTGCTGAAGGTGTTTGCCTTGGAGTTTCTTCTCGTGGAGTTGGTTCACTTCGCCCAACTAATGAAGGATATAGTGTAGTCGGTGAAGACTTTATGTTAGCAACCGCTGCTGATATTGTTGCTGATCCTTCTGCTCCCGATGCTTTTGTCGATGGTATTATGGAAGGAAAAGAATGGATTTGGGATGGAGGCATTTTGAAAGAAAAATTAGCAGAATCAATGAAAAGAAGAATAAATACATTAGTTGACCAAAAAGCACTTGATGAACAGAAACTCAACTTATTCCAAGAGTTTCTAGGAAATTTGTAATTTATAAATAAATATAGATTTAACATATAGGTAAATCGGAGAGATCAAATGTCCCGTGGTAAAAATTTACAAGAGATGGAAACAGGCACTAAACAATCCAAAACTGCTGTGAATGCTGGCGCTAAAGCAGCAGATCCAATGCAAAAGTTAACCACTGGCATTCCAGATGGTCAAACCGGCGGTTGGGAAGATCTTGGTGGTCCAACACCAGAAAACTATAGATCCACTGATGATTCAGCAAAGCTGCAAACACCAGGTGCAACTCTTAAGCAAGTCAAAGATGTTGTAACAAAAGGCGCTAAAGCAGCAGACCCTATGAAGGGTATGAAGGAAGAGTCTGAAGATCTTGAAGATGAAGATCTTATTGAAGAAGAGTCCGAAGAAGATGAAGAGGATTTAGAAGAAGCAGCACATTCTAAAAAAGAAGATGCTGAAGAGGACGAAGACGAAGACGAAGACGAAGAGGATGAAGAGGACGAAGATAAAAAAGAAAAAGCCATGAAAGAGGCATTTGCTCAAATTGAAGAAGAAATTGAAGAAGATGTAAATGCTCTGCTTTCTGGAGAAGATCTTTCCGAAGAATTCAAAGAGAAGGCAAAAACAGTTTTTGAAGCTGCTTTAAATGCAAGAACAGAGCAAATTGAAGAAGCAGTCATTAGACATTATGAAGAAAGACTAATTGAAGAAGTAGAATCAATCAAGGAAGAATTAACTTCTCGTGTTGATTCTTATCTTGAGTATGTTGCAGAAGAGTGGGTACAAGAAAACTCTCTTGCCATTGAAAATGGTCTTAAGACTGAAATGACCGAATCATTCCTTATGGGAATGAAGGGTCTTTTTGAAGAACATTATGTAACAATCCCTGAAGA